GCTCTGACGCTCAAGAACAACGCCGCCTCGAACGTCACGTTCGATGTCTACTCGGTTAACACCGATAGCGTCGAATGGGTCGAATCAGGTGCGACGTCTATCCTTGGGACGTCCCGTTTTGTCCTGTCTCGGGTCATCCCGGCAGACAAGGCGGCGGGTGTTTATCGCACTCGAGGCAAACTGACGCGTCCGGTTATCAACGGCACGTCTGGTCTTCTCGATGGTACCTTGACGGCTACCTTTGAGATTCTCCACCCCGCCAAGCTCTCGACAGCCGAAACGGATGAACTGTACGCTCGCTTCAAAGAAGCGGTCGCACAGACCATCGTTAAGGCTGCCGCTGAAACTGGCGCTATTCCCACCTAAACCTTCAACCTGGATCCCTAATCATGACTAATTCACACGAAGTGATTAATCTCGAGACGATGGCTCAATGCCTCGCCGATGCTCGCACACTGCTCCGCGATGGAGATATGTGTGTGGACACCTATGTCAGTCTGCTCGAAGAAGCCTCACGGCTTATCCGTTCAGTCCTGGCATTCGCACAGGATGTCGGGCTGGAGATTGCTGATGGAGAAGAGACGGAGGCCTGGGCGATTGTGGACCGTTATCAAGCGGTTCTTACGCACAGGCGCAGCACCTATTTCCAAGGAGGAGATTTCGATGTATATCTTGATCTTCAAAATCCTTGTGATACTCTTGTTATTGAGCCTGGACCCCAGGGCGGGAATGGACCTTTTAGTTGGTCTGTTTCCGTCTATGATCTAGGTGTTGCTGTTGGAGCCCATCCTGAGAGCAATCTCGGGAAGCTCCAACGGCACTTCGATAGCAAGGGTGCTGCTTGACCAGACAGAGGGAAAACTCTACTAAAAGAGCCCTCTTTGGGACTCTACGCGCAATGTGTAGAGACTTCAGGGCCCCTTCTGGGACTCTGAAGAGTGTTGCCGTTGACCTGTTTGAGTCGCTCAACACACCGATCTCACTTAGTTGTGAGATTTTGCTCCGTTACGATGAGGTTGAACAGCTTGTTCGCAAGACT